ATGCGAGAAACTCAAGCAAAAACAGCCCAACAAGACAGTTTCCAAGAAAAAGTGTTATCAGTTTTTCAACAATCATTAACTGAAGAACAACGCTTTTTGCAAAGTGTTTTAAATGGCAAGATAAAAACCTATTCGCACGAAGAAATCATAGCTGAACTACGTCAGGCACTAAACCGATGAAGCAAGATTATATTGTTCTCTGGTCAGAAATGGCTCGAATTCAACTTCTAGATAAAGCGGAGTATATTTTGGCTCAAAGCCAATCTAACGTAGTCGCAGAACAATTTATTGATGAGATAGAAAGACTTGCTGATAAATTAAGCTATATTGCACCTGCCTATTCAGATGGAAAATTTCATCTATATCCTCTTAAAAATGGACATTCAGTAAAATTCTTAGTAGTTGGAAACTATGTAATGATTTACGCCTTTTTGCCAAAAGGGATTAATCATTAAAAACTCATTTTACCTATTTAAGTTTACTATCAAAAAGCAAACCTAACTTAAGCCCACTTCATAGCACTCATTTCTTATCAAACTGTTAGACAAAGAAAAGCATAATTTATATTAAAAGGAACTTATTGAAATGGCACGCCCTATTGGATTCGAACCAATGACCTACGGCTTAGAAGTGCGTTAATTGCAAAATCTTTCAAATAAAATTACCAATATAAACAATGACTTACAGAGTGGCCCACTCCAAAAAATACTGTATGTTTTATCTTATTTTCATTGTTTTTGTACGAAAGTAGTCACAAAAAAGTCACAAAACCAAAAACTTGCTGAATGGGAAGCATTTTATAATTATGCTAGACCGCATTCAGCCATCGGAGGAAAAACACCTTATGAACGTTTGTTAGAAAAAATTAAGTGAACTATAATAGTTTTGTCAGCGGAGGTTGGCATCCCCCCAGCTCCACCAAATTTGATATAACAGTAATACAACTATAATAATAAAAACAATGATTTATGAATATAAGCATCATTTTTATATCACTGTAATACAACCTAAAATGATCCGCAGATGATCCGCAAGATACTTTAATATCAAAATACAGGGCTGATTTATTACACTTTATCTAATTATCGTATAAGATAGCTAATCCCAATACATATAGCACAAATAGCAAAGCCTAATGCAAAAATTATTGCTGCGGTGGCTAACATTTTTCCAACTTTATCTGCGCCTTCTTTACTCATATTTCCACCTACCTTTACTTGATGTTTTGGTGTATACTTAATCAAAATTGCTCCTTAGTTTGCTAAACTTGGATAAGGGGTAAAGAAAACCCCGATTGTTGGTCGCAATCGGGGTTTATTTTTTTTATTCCGATTACATAGCTTGATTATGCTATGTAAATTATCCCAATAACTGCTGCTCTACTTCAGCACTGCTTCCTTGTAATTTAGTATTTCACAATTAATAGGGAAATTACTTTTAAAGTCCTTTAAAGGTTTTATCCAATCTCAATTGGATAACCACCTTTTCCTGTGAATTCAAAAGTTTTTTGATGATATGGCCATAATACCCCTTCGGAAGATGGTATCAAAGAATCTGCCTCTAAGTAGGTATCACGATAATCTCTACTTCCCTCACTAATGAAATCATCGCTATATGTCAATGTCGCTACTCGCCAACCTCGTTTTAATAATTGATCTTGCGGGTTTGATTGAGCGTAAGAAGTAAGTAATTCTACAGCACGCTTATCATCAATACCAACATCACTTGGGCTAGGTTTAATAGTTATGCCATAAGTTGGATATAGCGTGTAACTTAACTTAATGCCCTGATCAAGCTTGTCATAAATGACATCAAGTCGTTCATCTTCAATGTCTTCTCCATCTTCACACGCATAAATGCTATAATGGTTGATATTCTCATCAATTTCTTGAGCGTAATAATTTACCACTTTGACTCGTTCCATTTCTGTTAAATTAGGTGCGTAGATTTCATTTTTTGTAGATGGCAATAACTTAAGTTGTTTCATAAATTCTGAGGCAGTAGCGGCATTAATTACGGCAAAACGCTCTTTATTTTGGACATCATAATCAATAGGTTCAATAAAAAAGCGGTATTTTGTGAAAAATGCACCATTTTCTAGATAGAAACGTATCTCATTTTCTCCAATATTAAACTGCTGATTATCCGCAGCTAAAGTGATTTCTGTAACACTAGATGAAACTAAAATTTTAGGATTTTGATTAATTTGATAGGCTGTATCAACGCTTAGTCCAGTAAGTTTGATTCGGTAATTGGCGCTGTATCTTATCGTTTCTACAGGATTATCATTCTCTAACATCGTCAGTTGTGGATTATAACCCGGTGTAATGAAGTATTCCGGAAATGGTGTTCCGCTCTGCTTGATTACATACATTAGAAAATGGCGTTTAATCAACTTATCCAATTCACTTGTATCTAAACGATAATTTTTTTCTCTAGCTTGTTGGTAAAAGACATTAAGGTTTTCCGGTGTTAGCACAGAGAAAAAATCTAAAGCATCTTCACCTTTCTCACCTTTTTCTCCTTTCTCACCTCTAATGAAGTTCAAAAAATCTTCTATTGTGCCACTATGTCCGGCTTCCAGCCAAATTTCATAGGCTGACTTCCCGTTCATACCTCTTTCACCTGTCTCTCCTCTTTCACCCTGTTCTCCTTTCTCTCCACGAAAAATTTCACCAGGTAAAATACTGACTTGTAATTCAATCTCGTTTTTACTGATTTCTAAATTCAATTTACTCATTTAAATCTCCTGAATCGTTAAAATAGTTTCTTTAAAAAGTTATTCCGTAATATCAGGTTCAATGGTTATTTTGCCTGCAAATAAGGTTCGCACACACCCTGCTTTTCGCATCTGACAGTCATAACGCCAACGTACCGCTTTAACATTTTTTGTTAAGTTATGGCTGAATATCAGTTGCATTGTAAAATCATCAAGCACCAAAATTGAACCTGATTCATTGGATAATGTCAGCGTTTCATTTCCGACGTTACTTTTCAGCGTCATTTTTAATTCAGCCTCTTGCAAACTAAAATTAGGTAAGGCTTCAATTCGTACAGTGAAAATCGTGTCATCACCTCGATAAATTTTAAGATCTTTAATATCCATAAGTTCTCCTAATAAAAAACCCAGCCTAATGACTGGGTTTTGCTTTAATTTGATTTTCCACAATCTATGCCACAATCTGATTGGTAGATTTTAAATGCTGATAAATGCGAACAAGCATAATTTCGTTCGGTGTTTTGCCAATGTCTTCCTCCGTAAGTGGTTTTTCCGTCAGCATTTTTGCTTCCTCCGGATCGATATATTTATATTCGCTAATCATCGGCACAAAGTCGATGATTTCGCCCTCATTGTCTTCACCAAAACCAAGCACATATTTGGCATTAATAGCCCCATCATCTGAAGTGGCATAGTTGGCGATAGCTGAATAAACGGGTTTTAAGATTTTATTAAATGTTGTCATTGTGATTTCCTTTTTTTTGTTGAAATTTAATTAAGACTTATTTAATAACAATTGTAGAGGTCGAAGATTTGAATACATTTACTGGTATTGCTGTTTTAGAGAATTTTCCATTAAAGAATCCTAAAATTTCATCCCCATTCATAAATATTGGTCTAAAACTAACTTCTCCTGTAGAGTCAATGAGCAAAGAATACGAAGCCATCATATAAACAAGATTAACACGATCTGGTTTAAGCCTTTGTGATAATGATGCAAAAGTCCCGAGTTCTACATAACAATTAGGTAATTTTTTTATATTTTGTTTTAATTCAAATAACTTAGGGTATGGAATATTTCTTTCAGAATATGCAGGGATACAACCATTACACATTTTAGGGAAGTAAACAATGGTATTATTTGGCAATAATGTATCAATTTCTAATGTTTGATAAGCCATAAGAGGCTCTATTTCAGAGTGATACGTTAAAAGAGCATTACTATTATATATACATAAACCATATTTATTACTTAGTTTTTCTTTTATACGATCACAAGGAGCATATATTTTTATATCCCAATCATTAGGATTAAGGCAAACAATATATAAATTTCCCTTTCTTAACTCTAAATAACATAGATCCATTCCCAATGCAGACTGAAGGACATGATCCCACGCAGAACAAAGAAAATATGTAGATTTAGAAAATGGAGTCCTTTTTCTAACAAAAACTTTATAAAAGCTTCCTGATAAGCTAGCTTCTTTCAATCGATTAGTTGGAAATGTAACAAAATCAGCTTTTAATTTCTCACCACTATATGTAGTAAATTTTAGAGTTACATCATATTTCATATATCGAACATCATCAATTAATAAATTATCAATTTGAATTCCATGCATTTTTCAATCTCCATATCCCCAAATACAAATCGATGAAATTCTTACATCTATTTTTACATCTTCATTAACCCAATCAACATATAATATACTATTCTTAACATAAAATTTATGGTGCGGAATTTTATTCCTCCTATCATGAAACACACTAAAAATCCTGCTTTCAAAATAAGAAAAAATGCTATACATTTTATTTTTAATATCAATTCTATATGACTTTCCTTGTATTACATCAATTTGTTCTTTAAATACTAATCCTTTATTTTCAAAAATATTTTTTCCATCAACCTCGATTCCATACTCACTCATCTTAATTTCCCCATTTTTACACGCAATCTACCTTGTTCATCATAAACACTGATTGCTTCGTTTGTGATAACAAGCCCAACATTCGCGGTATTGGCACGCATTTCGACAATACCGCTACTATTCACTTTAAATCGATTGTTAATATTTAAGCTTCCTCCTGTAATGTTGCCCAAATTCGCACTAATCGAAGATAAATTGGTTACTTTCAATTTATCGGCAGAAATGGTTTTTGCGGCAATATGGTTTGAGGTGATGGCGTTTGCCGCAATCTTGCTGGCATTTATCGCCCCTGCTGCAATTTTCTCTGCAGTAACAGAATTAGCAGCAAGTTTTTCAGCAATCACTGTGCCAGTTTTAATCGAACCGCCGTGGATCACGGTCACACCGGTCGGGCGCCAAGGGCTAGGTGCGCGTGTATATTGCGTACACTCTTCCAGCATCGGGCGGCGTAACACGGTGAACGTGTTGTCCACATTGGCTTTTTTATGCTGACCGAAAATACAGCGTGCCGTGCCGCTGGCAGTCACTTGAAACTTCATCCAAATGCGGGTGGTGTCTTGTAAGCCGTTGGTATAACTGGACGTTGACGTGTCGCCAACACCGGCACCGCTATAACTCCGGCTAACATTGGCAATCTTCAGTCCGTTTTGAGGCCCAATGTTCACACTCACATAGCCACGGTGAGCCGCCACAAAGCCGGATAACAGATACCAGTTGCCGGCAACCAATTTGATATCTTGATAAATGCCACCAAAGCGTTGTTCCGGCAAAGTGGCACTCTTCATTGAGGGTTGCCAACGGTATTGATTTTCACCGGCGAGATACTCTTTGCCTTGCCAGTTGCCTTCGCTGTTGTTGTTAATATTGATGCCGCTGTTGGCATTGACCACATTCGTGTTTTGATATAACGACCACCCGTCCGCATTATTTGCAAAAATCGGGTTATAGAGCAGATTGCCGCCTAAGCCAATCGCCAATTTGTCCGCTGTCAATTCGCCGGCGGCAATGTGTGTTCCTCGAATCGCACCAGCTTGAATGCTGCCGGTGGTCACGCTGTTGGCAGCCAGTTTATCTGCAGTAATGGCATTCGCTCTTAATTGCTGTGTGCCGACTGCTGCCGCCTGTAGATGGTTGGTGCCAATGCTGTTGCTAGCGATTTGGCTGGCACTGAGGGTGCCACTTAATTGTTGTGTAGGAATGCGTGCGAGTTTCTCCGCCGGAATAACGCCATTGATTTGATCCGGCGTGATGTTGTCAATCTCCATCGTGGCGTAACGCTGCCCATTCCAAGTGTAAAAACGTTTATCCGCTAAATTGTAGATCAGGTTAACCTGTTGAAATTGCGCCACATTGCCGAGCGTTTCCACCACTTTCACCGCTTCCAAACCTCGTGCGGCAAAGCCGGTGTCGATCACCTCATTGACAACGTTTTCGCTTAGCTCCTGTTGCAATTCGTTCAAGGCTTTTTCAATGTCGGCACTGGTTTCGCCGCGCAAGCCTTGCATTTGGTAAAGCGGCCCCACATTTTGTCCACGTGTATGACACAGCCAATAATAGTAGACACTGTTCGGTGCAACGGTGTGCGCATACATTCGGTTGTCGCTCACTTTCACTAAGCGTTTTGCCGCCATCCAGTCGTCTTCGGTCGCAAAATAAATTTCTGTTTGCGTGAACTCATCCACATAATCCCACTCAATCAGAATGTTTTCAATGCCACCACTGACCACAACACCGGTCGGAATCGGTGGGCGGTCAATGGTAAAGGTTTTTGTCTTTTCACTTAATACTCGACCTTTATCATCTTTGGCAATGATAACCACGCTATAATTGCCGTTCGGCAGATTATCTAATTTCACTTCTGCCGTTTTTTGCCCAATATAGCTTTGATACAGCTTTTCGCCTTGATAAATCAAAATATCATAACGTGTAATGATCGCATTGCCGGCAGTCACTTCCGCATTGATCACCGCGCCTGTGCCACTAGCAGTGTTAATCACCACATCAGTGAGTTGCGGCGCAGAATATAATGTTTTCGACACCGCTTCAAAATGCGCACCGTTATCGACAATCGCCTCTTTTTGGGGTTCGTGTTGCAAGGCAGTAATGGTGTAGCTGCCGTTTTCGTTTTCACTGATCGACACCGCGCGATACAATCCGCCACGCACTGCCGAGGTTGCCAACGACCACACGCCAAATTCGGTTAAGCCGGTTGGGATGCTGTCTAAGGTGATAATGCTGCCATTAACGGCTTGAATTTTGATAGTCTGCTGTTTCGCTTCGGCATTAATATAGCTGAAATAACTTGCGCCGTTTACGTCAATTTCCCGATCTAACGTCACTTCACGCCCTTTCACAGCCAACACACGTCCGCCGATATTGGTGCCGGCGTAATGATTGTCGGCAACGCGGATAATGTCACCCGGCAAGTGCATTAAGCCTTCACGCCCGACAGAAAAAGTGATGGTTTCTTTTTCCAGCTTTTCTGTTTCTAAAATCCAACGCCCTAAGCGGTAGGCTTGCCCACGCGAGGTGCAACCAAAGGCTGTCACCTTTTTCACGTTCGCACCGTAACGTTTCACCGCCTCATCGTCCGACACATACTCAATTTTTTTCTCGTAAAAATCGTTTTTATCGAGATATTCCACGTGGATAATGTTATGCCGTGCTTTTAACGCGGAGTAGCTGCGTTCAAATTCGCCGTTGACCACATTAGCATTGGTGTACGTCCACACGGGATCACTTGGTCGATCCTGAATAGCAGTGAGTTGCTGGCCGTTCCAGACGGGCATTGCCCGAAAGATGGAAGCTAAGTCGTTGATTAAGTCATAGGCTTGTCGCTGTTCTGTCAGCCAACAGTTGCAGGTCATTCGTGGCTCTGTGCCGCCAAAGCCGTCCGGCACCAACACATCGCAATATTGCGCAATCGCATACAACGCCCATTTATCCACGTTAAAATCGCCTAAGCGTTGCCCCATTCCGTAGCGTTTGTTGGTTAAGAGATCGTAAAAAATCCACGCCGGGTTATTCGTCCACGCCACCTTAAAACGCCCATCCCATAAACCACTGTAACTACGGTCAATCGGGTTGTAATTGCTTGGCACTTTCACTTTAATGCCACGCACCAAGTAATTACGCTGAGGAATGTTGGAAAAATATTCCGAATCAAACATAATGCCGGCAAGTGCGGTGTTCGGATAGGCAAATTCGGTATCGATAATTTCGGTGTAGCTTGACCAAATTGTCACATCCTGTAACCGCTGTTTTTCGCTGTCGGCAGTTAATCGCTCCACTTTGATTTGAAACGGCACTTCTGGCAGATTGTCGATCACCATTTGACGTAAATATTGGCTGCTGTATTTGCCGTTAAAATTGACCGGATATTGCTGATGGCCAACCGTGACCACTAAATCCACTCTCGCCGCCACGGTGTCGCCGTTATCTTTTTGTTGAAACAAGCTGCGTACACCAAGCGTTAAACGCAACCTTGTGACTTTGGCATCGGTCACCGTGCGAGTCAGTGCGGTCGTTTGCTTCACTTCAGCACCAACCCCAATTTCACGTTCTGAGGTGTTGAAACCTCGCATAATCGCTTGATCTTGCGAACCGATTGTACCTTGCAACTCCATATTTTTAAAGTTGTAACTGCCATTAGCGTTCTGTATCGGCGTTTTATCTAAATAGATCGATTTGACATTGTCTTTTAAACCTTGAATTTCTCCTTCGGAAATCACTTCTACAATTTTAATACGTTGTTTTGAGCGACCGCTTTCCGGTGCTTCATACGGCGTATGTCCGCCACCACCACCTTTTCCCATATTATTTATCCTTTTCTAAACAAGCCTTTCTTCGGTTCAGTTTTTTTCTTCATCTCTTCATCCACATTGTAGGTTTCAATCCCCTGTGAAATGATGAGTGAGCCGGTTAAAATTTCCCCATAAGCTAACGGCACCGGTCGCCCTTGTGCCGACAAATTACCCAAATTGCTAAACGAGGTGGATTGCTTTTTCTCCTGTTCTGTGCCGACACTGCCCATTTTCGGTTGAGGGGCTAACATTTGTGAAATACCGCCCAGCAACATTGCTGCACCTAACATTAATGGCATTTGTGCCGCACCGGCTAATAATCCGGTTCCGCCAACCGCTGCCCAGCCTAACGGGTTCCAGAATGCCAGACCGATCAAGGCAACACCTAACACTGCACTGAAAATACCGCCACTTTTCGCCCCTTTAATCACCGGCGTGAGATGCACCACGGCGTTATCGTTTAATTTGTAGAGCATATCTTTTTCCAGCGTTGCGGTGGTGACCAGATGTTCACCAATCCGCACTTTGTAATACCCTTGCTGTAAGGCTTGTCGGAAACCGACCAATTGGCAGCACAAGGCGCGGATTGCTTCTGCGGTGTCTTCCACCGCTAAATCGAAGGCAGTGCCAAATCGTTTAAGATTGCCGTAAAGTTTAATTGTTGCCATTGTTGGTATCTCCAAATGCTGTGTGTATGTTTAAGCCAATAGCCATCGTATAAATCCCGTTTTGATAAGCGTTGTGGGCTGTGATGTAGCACCCAGTTGTCGTCAACATAAATCGCGGCGTGATTCGGCACATCCGCCCCCACTTGCATTAAAATCACATCGCCAAGTTGCGGTTCGTCCACCTGCTCAAAACCGTGTGTGGTCATATTGTCCAGATAAAGATTGCCTCCCTCGTGCCACCAGTCGTCCGCGCGTGCGAAATCAGGGAAATCCACGCCCGACAACATATAGGCATCACGAAACAGGCTATAACAATCGCTTTCACCGTGAACAAACTCACGCCCTAACAGCGGCTTGATATAACGGAATTTATGCACGCTTTCATTGCAAACCAACCACCAATCCAAACCGGATTGCAGCTGCATTTGCCTATCTGCTGTTGATAAAATTGGCTTGCCATTCGGGTGAGAGTGAACAATTGCGACAATGCCGTCATAATGATTAGCCTCTAGATAATCATCAGACGAAATCTCAAAATAATTTTCGGGGTCATCTGCAATATTCTCACTCGGCAAAAAAACTTTTTTACGTCCTTTAAAAACAACAAAACCGCACATTTCGTGCGGTTGTTGTTGCTTTGCGTGCTTAATAATATCTTGTTCTAACGTCATGTACTTATCCTATTTTATTCACTGACGGAAAACCACCAAAATTCAGGGTATTATTCCGCATTTTGCAGCCGGTTAAACAACGGCTGCATTTGTCCTTTTTCGGGTCGCCGGTCGGCATATCCTTTTCATCCGCCACCGGCGCACCGTTATAACCGCACTCACTGGAACGATAAATCCACGCGCAGGTGTCTGCCATCATCATTCTCGCCGGCAGATAAGCATTGTCGGTTTCGGTCGGCAACGCTAGCGTAAAGGTAGCAACATCCTGTTTTAAACTGCTTAACTGTTCAATGATATAAAGGCTGACCAGTTCTTGTGTTGGATCCGCCTGCGGATTGCCCTCACGAAAATTGACGGCATCAAGATAATGCAGATAGACTTGTCGTCGCCGCACCACTGCCCCTACCGCTTCATTAAAATCTACGGCAATGCCGGTGATTAATCCTAACAGATTGGAAACAGTTAAGGTCGGGCGATTGCTCGGTCCATTGCCGTTTAACTCAAAACTGCCGGCTTTGATCGGATAGGCTTTATAAGTTTGCCCTTGCCACACAATGTCTTGATAACGCTCATTTGTGCCGGCATAGAAGCGATAAATTTCGCCTTGTTCACCTTGTCGGTTCTGCAAACTGCGCATATCCACTTCGTACAGCTCAATCAAGGCATTTTGTTCAATTTTGCTTAATTCAAGCTTAAATGCATTGCTCATTGTTTGTGGCATTATGGCACTTCCTCAAATTCACAACTAAATTCACTATAGGTTTGGTTCATTTCAATGCGCCACTGACCGCACACCACTTTTTTACGACTTTTTGTGAACGGGTCATTAAAATAAAAAGGCTCAACGCCACCGTGTTGAGCCAAGAACGCATCCACTGCCAAACGTTCCTTGTTTTTCACTTTTACCGTAACCGGATAACGCCGCAGCAAGCTATTTATGCCAACTTTAGCACGCTGGGCATAACCATCGCCAAACTGCACCACATTGCGGCGGGGTTCATTTTCAATTGTGAGCTTTGGCCGCACACACCATTTAAACGTTTCCATTAGGCAAAGGCTCCTCCGGCTCTAAAATTGGTTTGTAACATACTGCTTGCCTCCTGTTTAGCAATTTTTCGCATTAACTCCACCGTCACTTGCAACTGTTCGCCTTGCTGTTTTTGCGTCACTTTGGCATCTACTGGCTCACCGTTGTTGATTACCTTAATACTGACATTGGCATTTTGTGTTTTGGCTTTCACCATTGGCACTTTCGGCACAGCCACACCGCCACCGTTGGCAAAGCCTCGTCGGGTACCGTAGTTTAAGAAGTTAAGGTAATCCACCCCCAATCTTGATGTCGCTTCTTTGGTGATGACGTATTCACCTTTATGCACGATACCCGCTGGCGTATATTTACCGCCTAAACCGGTGAAGCCACCGTTATCAAAACCGACTAAACCCCCTTGGGAAAAGCCCAACAATTTCCCAAAAGACGTGCCACCAAAAGCGGACTCAAGTGCCTTGAACACCATCATTTTCATAATCATTGCGCTAATATCTTTGATGATCGACTGTGCTAAATCATTAAAATTTGCTTTCCCTGTCAATACAAAATCGGTTAACGCATCTGACATTCCGCCAAGGGCATTTTGTGTAATCTGTGAAACATTCGCCATCACATTATTGGCAGCCTCCCCAAATTTCACGATGCCATCCTGCAAACCGAGCAACGGATTAGACTGTGCTAATGCTTTTTGTCTTTCAATTTCCGCTCTACGCGCTTTTAGCTTGGCAATTTCCTCATCTAATTGTGCAGCATTCTCTTTTGACATCCCGATTTTAAGGCGTGCGGCTTCCAGATCTAATTGATGGTTATACTGAATTAAATCCTGCTCTTTACGTGTTTTTCCCAACAGACTTAATTCAAACTCCATTGCATCAAGCTGTTGATTGTTATTAATACCGAACTGAGCAATCGCTTTTTTCTGCGTTTCGCTATCAATTTGACGCGCCATTTCTTTCAGTTTCGCAACACCTTCCACACCATAGGCCGCATATTTTTCTGCATTAGCGGTGATGTCTTGTTGTAGTTTACTAAACTCTTGGTACTGGCTTGGTTCACCGAACAGCTTAATATCACTCGTATCAGCTCTTAGCTGTGCAATGCGGTTTTGCATTTCGGTCAGCTGATCGGTGTATTGTTTAACGTAATCAGGACCACTATGTTTATTATTTAGAGTACTAATTTGATACTGTAACTCAGCATTATACGCTTCGTTATATCCTGCATCTCCTTCATTAACCTTACGATCTCTTAATGCTAGCTTAGCTTTATATGCTGCCAGTTCTTTTCCTTTAAGCGTATTTAATTTAAGGTTTTCTTGTGATTTAGCGATAGATTTTGCCACCTCAGATGTTCTAATAACTAACATCTTTGGGTTAAACCCTTGCGATGCTTGATTAACTAAATGTATTTGAGTACCTAATCCTGCCATCGCTTCTGTAAATCGTGCTATTGGCGATATTGCATCTAAGGTTTTATTTCTTAACGTATCTGAGTTTTGAGCATATTGCCCTAAAATACCGTTTGTTTCATATGATCTATTGCCTAATTCAATTTCTAAAGCAATTAAATCCTTTCTAGATTTAGCTAATTGATCTTCCGCCTCTTTTAACTTTTCACGTTTTATTCGAGCTTTATTTAAATTAGCATCAGCTAGCCCACTTTGATCAATATAAATATCTTTTCCGGTATAGTCATCTACCGCCCAAATACCTTTAATTTTAGATTTTCGCAAGAGCTCATCATATTCACGCTTCAGCTTACTAACCTCTAAAGTTTGTTCTTTAATAGCATCTTTTGTTTTTGCTATACTTGATTCGAGACGTACATTATCAAGACGCTTTAACGCTTCTGAAGTTACATCCAAACTTTTGGCAAAATCCAAATTTTCCAATTTAGCCTGTTCCGTTTTGGCATACCATTCATATAACGCCATCGCCCCCACAGTCAATAAGCCTGTGACAACACCAACACCTCCCCCGACCAATCCTAACGCATTGTTAAACGTTCGAGTAACAAAATTTGCTTGCCGTTTGGCTAGGGTCAGCTTCTGTGTTGCTGCGGTTTCAACATTAGTTAATCTGATAAGTTCTTTTTTCTGCGATGCAATTTGGCTATGCAAAATAGCTCGCTCTTTATCAACCGTGGTTAACTCTAACTGTGCGTGTAGCAAGCTCATTGTTGATTGAGCCGCTAATTTATCTGCCACTGCTTTTTGTTGGGCGCTCATTGCAGCTACTTTAGCTGCGGTAGCTTGTTGCTGTGTCATCTGTATTGTTTTGGCTAATTGCCCAGCAATTGCACCGCCACCAATATAAAGGATACCTTTAGCCAACACATCGAAATGTTCTGCCGCTGCCCCCACTGTTTCAGATAATAATCTAACTGCGCCTGTTGTTTCGTTGGCTTCCCCCACCCACTTTGTTGCTTGTGTTCTCAAATTTTCAAATGCCGCAGAAAGGGTAAGCACACGAGTTGAAAAATCTTTATCGACACTGTCTTTAGCTTTTTCAAGCGCAGGAATAATCACATCCATTGTGAGCTTGCCATCATTTGCCATTTGGCGTAATTCGCCCGTTGTTACGCCAAGCCCTTTTGCAATTGCCATTGCTAAACCTGGAGTTTGCTCCATTACGGAATTAAATTCTTGCCCACGAAATACCCCACTGGCTAAGGACTGCCCAAACTGCATCAATGCCGCTTGAGCAGAAGCAGCGCTTGCCCCTGAAATGGCCACCGCTTTTGATACTGTTTCCGTTAAACTTGCTACTTGAGATTGATTAATCCCCAATGCTTTAGCGTTTTGTGCAAAACGTTGATATACCTCTGATGTCGCATTCACTGATTGGTTTGTTCGCATTGAAATATCAAAGACAGATTGGAGTGCTTGTGCGCTTTCAATTGCATTACTATGTACTAGACGCATACGGTTACCAATTTCAGTATAACCATCTGCATAGGCTAAAAAGGCTTTCGCACCACTAAGCCCTTTCCCACCAAGAAAGCCTAGCCTCGCCCATTTATTCGTGTCATTCAATGAATTTGCGGCTTTTTCAATATTCTTTAGATAAGTCTGGGTTCTTTCTGAAGTTTGTCGTGCAGCATATTCTGCCTTTTTTAACCCATTCTGAAATTGAACGGTATCCAATCCTAGCTTAATCGCCAGTTCTCCTAATGTTGACATTTTTGCCTCCATAAAAAAAGCCCGCTAAATAGCGAGCTTATGTCAATCAACGGATTATTCAATATCGACCAAATAATCGATTTATTTTTTCTTCTTTGGTTAGTGTTGGATCACGTAAAATCTTAATAATCCAAATAATACATAATATTAAGGGAATACCCGGTAAAATTAGCGCATATAGCAGACCACGATAATATTCATCACTTAATGGGATTAAGTCGATCAATTTCACACCATAATGGACATAAACGAAACCAACAACAGCAAGCAGAATAAACGCAAATATTCGCTTAAAACCTATCATTGCTAATATAAAAACAGTACCAAATTCATTCATCGCTTACCTCCAAAATTTATAGGTGCAAACTCAATCTACCAAATCCCCACTGGCAGTCAAATTATTTCAATAAAAATCTTTGCCCCAATATTGAGAATAACGTTTATCTTCCCTATCAAAAAACGCTTTTTTACTCAATTTCCAATGCAACAACAGCAATACCATAAACAGTGCTAGCAGTGTAATAATCATCGTTTTCCAAGAGAAAAAGCTAAAGGCTGCCAATAACACTAATAATAAGGAAAAGAGAGAAAACACTGTGATATAAACTTTTGCTCCCCAAATTAGACTACTTGTAATAAAACTATATGAGCCTTTCATTTTTTCATCCTCCATATTAAGACTTTACTAAATCCCCACCGGCAGTCAAGTTATTTCAATAAAGAAATCAATAAACTTTTCCCTGCTAACTTAATCGCCTCAAAAGATAAATCAATCCCTTTGGTTTTAATGATTTGTTTAATTTTATTCCACGCCGTATCACTTCGGATTTTGTCGAGAAATTCGTGTCCTTGCCACAAATCGGCTGCATCATCTCGTTGGTGCCCGCATAAAAGCGGAACAACTCGCCATTCATTCCGTCTTTGTCTTTCAAGTTTCGCAGATCCACTTCAAAGAGTTCGATCATTTCGTTTTGTTCGAGCTTGCTTAACCTCAAGTTTCATTTAGGTGGGAATTTGTTGAGGCATTTTATCTCTCCAATAAAAAAGCCCACTTAAGAAAACCTAAATGGACCGTAACATTTATATAGTTATTACTTATTTTCTGTTTCTGTTACACGTTCAAAATCATCAAAATACTTCATGTCAAAAAGCGATATTGATTCAATTTCTGACACTCTAATCACATTTCGGAAATATTTTAGACTTAATCCATCCTCATCTTCAGAATGAGAAATGTTGTATTTTTGGTATACTGGTAAATAGTTACAATCAAAAATAATGTGTAATTTATCTTTATCTCTATAGCCACTTAAATAAGGAATAATAACAACATTCTCTAAATCAGCAGAAGAAAACTGAGTACCATCCACAATACCGACATAAACTTTCTTTGATTTTAGCGAAACTTTTACGGGAGTTTGAGAATTCATAGCAGAAAAAAGCAAATTAACAATATTATTTGCTCCACCCATCTCTTGATGAATTCGACGAACATCAATTTTTTTCTTATTAAGTTCTGTTTGACAAGCCAAGATAGAACCCATTGCAATCAGAAGACTGTATGCTTTAACCTCTAAAATATCCATTATTAAATATTTTTGCAATTCAAAGGGCTGATAATTGAAACCTAAATAAGTCGGTATATTCAGAAAAAATGAAAAAACATACAAAAAACCCCATATAACTAGAGCGAAAAGGATACCTCTAACAACAAATTTAACGCCGTGAGAACCCAGTAATACATAAGACTCCCAACCAGTACTCCGCTTTAATTTGAAGCGCTCAGGTAGATAATTACTCGAATAATAATACCCGAGAATTAAAATAAGCATAATTACCAATATTGTCACTTAATTTTTTCCACCGTGATTCGTTCAAGCAATTCCATATGCTTCCTAATATTATTTCTAACCTGCTCGTCTTTATAATTTAACGAAATATTACCGTTTTTATGAAATACCAATGCTCCACTCTCTACCTGTTCAGGGAGAATTTCTGATGGAAACAATCTTACATAGATTTTATCAGCCAAAGCACTGGTTTTTCTTATCATAAAATTATTTGTAAGTTTTTTCATCACGCGCTCCTATAATATCAAAAGCTCATCATTAAGATGAGCTTCCTTGCTATGTAGAGTATGTTAAACTACTTTTAATCGTCATACAATAAAAGTTGTGTGATCTAATTCACAAATCTAATACTAGAAAATTTACTTGCTGAATTTCTTGATACCTGCACTATCCAAGAAATAGCAACTCTAGTTCAATAAGCACACCAAAAGCTGCTTGAGGTTTCCCGCAAGCCGTTGAAGTATGGTTTTTGTTATTTTTACTTTTTCACGATCATTTCGCTGTTCGCGCCGCAATAATGCCCGTCACAATCCGCGCCTAAATCCAATTCATACGCACACCACAACAAGCCGATCATCATTAAAATTTTGAACATCATTTCACCTTTTTGCTGAATTTTGGGTGTAGAAAACCGCCTCACGTTTTCGTGAGGTGAAGCGGTTTATTTTGATTACGTGATTAGAAGTGACCTAATCGTTTCGGTTGCGGTTGTTCGTCAAGCAGGCTTAGCATCCCTTTGATGAACATTATGCGTTCGCTTTTGGCTTGAACATATTTTCTCGCTTTGGTTAAAGCGTTTTCGGTTGGCATATTGAGGTTATAGAGATAATGCCCACCAATAAATTTATCTATATCTTTGCCAAGATGTGGGTATTCCTTGCGGATTTTTACGCCCATTTCATACGCACCGTTAAGTGAGTGATAGAGGTTAGCGATAATGCGGATGGCTTCTTCGTCTGCTTCGGCTTCAGCAAGGGGTAACGGTTGTTGTTTTGGTTTATTCCAATAATCAAACAACGCCTGATAGCATTCTCTTTTGTAGGTGATGAGTGTTTCTCTGATTTCAGGTTTCACCCTTTTTACATCAATGCCAAATAGCCAGCCGTTGAGGTATTGGATTGGGAGGCATAATGTTTGTTGTTCGCCACCATTTGAAGGTGTTGTTATAATGACCATACCTTGAGAAAGAACTTCATCACGCTTAATTCTTTCATATTGAGCATTCCACGCTAAACCAATATTTTCACAGATCGGTTTCATCGCAACGTAATAAATACCATTTTGTTCGAATGTAGTTAAAGTGCGGTTATAAAATTGGATTGTTTGAAGTTGAGTTTGAATTGACATAATAGCCTCTGTAATTTTCGAAATTTTGCTAGCCAATTAAAGGTGTTCTTATAACACGAATACCTTTTGAAATTGGCGATCGAGCGGTTCGAAAGCCTACAGCAGGCTGGAGTTATTCCCCTTTCGGGTATTGTATTCCTCGCCCTCTCGATCATTGATTGTTATTTACCGTTTTTGTCAAATTTGGCTGAGAAAAGGAGAAACACCAAAATTTAGATACAAAAAAACCGCAATGGATTTTAGGTCTTGCGGTATGACCGCCTTTAGGTTGCGACACCTTGATTTAAATATTAATACTAATTGATTTTGTTGTAAATGATTTTAGATTGTTTTTAGCGTCAATAATAATTCTGAAATTGCTTTTAATAAGTTAGGGCTAATCCATGCCATTGAAAATATAAAAAATAAAATCAATACCACGTAAGCAAATTTTCTTGCTTTATCCGATTTGTCTATCATTTCTAGCATTTTACAAATCCCTTCTGCCACTACATCAAATAAGAATATGCAATCATTAGTGCACTAACTCCCAAGCAAGTTGCTAAAATCAATGCAGCATTCGCTAATTTATTCCCAACTTTATCTGCGCCCTCTTTACTCATTTTTCCACCTACCACCAACGTAATGCTGAGATTAAAGGTGTAACCCCTAGTGCTAATATGGCAAGTGCAATTAAAATAATAGCAATACCAATAGCTATTTTGATAAATGGGCTGGCATAAGTTTCCATTTCTAATCCCTCCTTTGGGTGGATTTTTAACTTTGTTTTGCTATAATTACTCATAATTTATTTAGTCATTCCTTATTAATGATTAAATGAAAACCCCCGAAGTGCTGCAAACGCTTCGGGGGTTGTTTTTTCCGATTGCGTTATGAAATCATAACAATACAAATTATTCTTCGAGATGAAGATGGGCTTCCACACCTTTGTATTGTGCAATGTATTTTCACAAATCAATGGTTGAGTTTCTTTTAAACTAGTTTAAAGATTTATCTACTCGCTAAAAACATCTCGCTACCATCATCAAAATCTTGGCTATTTTCCACCGCACTTCGTTCCGCAAAAAACGGCATAAACTCGGTGAGTTTTGGGCTGTCTTTTTTCGGGTCGCTGTTAATCGCTGCTAGCAAGTAGGCAATTTGTGCGGTGCGGTAATCTTCACGCCACAAGCCGAACGGTTGTTCTTGGTAGAATTGTTCATATTCTTGCAAATGCCTTTCGGGCATTGCTTCGATTTCTGATAGCGTTTTGCCCAACGCAAGGGAGAGGGTTAATTGGAACTTGCGTCGGGCGGTGAGTTTTTTGGGGTATCTACATTTTCAGCTTGATTAAAAGCGGTAAGTACACTGTCATCAAGGGTTAAGATCGCTTCTAAATCTTCGATATTGTCAGGATCGAATAAGTTATTGCCTTTTTCATCGCATAATTTAATAGCAAGATTGCGCGCAAGGCGGTATTTATCCGCAATCGGTTCAAGCTGCTTGGCGAGTACATCTTCATCATTCAGATTCAACTCAATGCCTTGTGCCATTGCCTGTGCTTTCAGCCAATTTTGATATTCAAACACTTCACGGTTTACATCACCTACAGTAAAAGAACGGATATAGTAGGTATTGCCGTTGAGTTCAAAGGGTTTCAATGTGGGTTTAATTGCGAGTAAAGTTGCTTTAGTGCCTTTCATTTGTTAATTTCCTTAAAATGTTTATAAAAAAACACCGCACTTTTTATCGTGCGGTGAGTTGATTATGCGACTGGTAATAAATAATCCCGTTTGGATTGTTTAATGGTTACGCCCGATTCAAACTTACCTTTGACTTCACCGCTGATATTGGTGCTGGTTTGAATAAAGCCTGTGCCATAGAGCGATCCTTGATTGTTTTTGAACACAATCAAGTAAGGGAACGTTTCTTTACCGTAGAATTTCTTGCGTAAATCCGCTTGCATTACCGTTGCAGGGGCGTAGAAAAAAGTGAGTTTTAGACTGCCAAACTCAATATCACCCGGTTCGGTTTCCGTTCCCTCACTGCACATTGTGGTAACATCTTCTTCCGTTAAGGTGTCGCCATCTTTTTCAATGTTTTTGATGGCACAGAAGTTGTTTGACCAAGTAACACGTGCCACTTTGGCATTAGTAAAGACGGTCGGTTTATCTTGCCCCGTCCAATCTACTTCATCTGCCAAAGTGATGTCATTGGTTTGCACGTCTTTCACGGGGTAATAACCGTCTAGCGAGCCAAGCCCAGTAATGCGGAGCAAATCCCCTTTTTTGTAACCGCTATTGGCTACAGTGATTTTGGCATTGGGGGTGATTTCGCACGCGGTGATATTTTTCTCCGCTTCAACGCCTTTGCCGATGTAAAATTTTGTGCCTTGAAACGGCGTGGTTTGTGTTGCCATAGTTTATTCCTCCTGCCCATAAGTAATTTGATATTGTAGGTTCGCAATGTACCAAGTGCGTTTCTGTGCATCTTGTTCATAGTGATACCCTGTTAAATAACATTGTTGTAAACTCTCTAAATCATCATTTTCAAAGGCTTCTGCCAAACATTGAATGATTTGTTCTGCAAGTTCATCAAGTGGTGCTTCGCCTTGGGTTGAACGTTGATAAATGGCAATATTTAAGATTGCCTCCCACTCACCACCACATAATCCCGTTGGCTCGCTTTGTGCATCATCAATAAAAACCGCTAGCGTGGTTGGTTCGTTGTCTAAGTCAATAAAGGTGGGGCGTCCTGCCCAAACCTTGATAGTTGGATCTAGAGATTGCAGTAACTCAGCAATTTGCTCTCGGATTGCTTTATGAATCAGCATTTTTTCTCCTTAAGAAAAAACCGCACTTAAGCGGCCTTTCAGTTCTTTCTGTAATTCGGTGGGATAATCTTTGAGGGCTTGTTGGTAAGCTGCGGTCAATGGCTGACGTAGTGGAATTTTCACCACATCAATGGAATAGCGCGCCCGCCCTGCTCTTTGCATCACGTGCGTACGCCCATTAGCAAGGGTTTGGATAAAACCACGTTGTACTGCGTATTTCCCTACCATAATTGCCCCACGCCCTTCCCACACCCGATTCGCTTTGCGCTCTAACAGGCGAATTAGCGGTAGTGGCGATACATTAACGCGCAACTGCGCACGCAGTTTTGTGGCGGTTGCACGTTGATGTTTGCCTTGCCTTGTTCTGCCTTTTAAGGTTTTCACCGGCACACCAATCTCTTTAGCAACAACTCTGGTGGCTTGATTGCGCGCTTTTGTTGCCAAATGATTGATAGTTTTTGCCGCTTGGCGGTTCAGCTGCTTCACCACCTTATTCGCATTTCGTCGGATTAAAGCAAGATCTTGGTCTAACGTCATTATTTACTCCAGTTGCAAAATAATCAGTTGATCCACCAGCTCAAAGGCTTTAACCAAAAACTGCTTATCACCTTGTTCCGCACTATCGCCGACACGTGGACGATAGCCGCTTTCTTTAAACAGTGTTAATGTGCGCTTGGTGCCGTTTACCCGATATTCTTCGTTGTACTGCAACATTCCTTCAAAGCGTTGCGGCACTTCATCGTAAGTGGCGGGGTAAACAACACCGTCAATCAGCCAAGGCGACATCATAATATCTGTTATCGCCTTGTCTGCTTGTGCTAAAGCCTGTTCAAACGGGTTAAGCATTGATTTTCACATCAACTTGTTCAGATGATGTGCCTGAGTCAGTCCACGCAATACCAAGGCGTTTGTTGCTGGCTGCGGTTTTGGTTGCACCGTCTGCATCAGACCAATACAACACATCACCTTGTTTAATGTCATCAGCTTGTTTGGCTTTTACACGCCATACACCGCCGACAATTCCTGTGCCAGTTGCTTTGTTTGCCACATCGGTAACGGCAACCGCAATCAGATCTTGTAAGACCACAACATCACCGCTTTTCACATTTTTTGTGGCGACAAAATCAATGGTGTCGCCGTTTTGAATAAAATTTTTCGCCATAATAAGCTCCTGTTATGCTTGTTTAATTGCGTGAATAACATCAGGTAATAACCACATCACGCCCAAAATAAATGCCATAAGTAAGCACGCCCATAAGAAAAAACGCACTGATTTTCTCTCATCTAATAATGTCAGCATTATGTTTACCTCTTTAAAAGATGGCAGTTTGATGTTAAAATTCATTCAATTATTTAACCCTTCCTATTTAAGGCTTAAATAAGAAAACCCCGACTGTGGCAAGCAATCGGGGTTTTCTCGTTTCTAGACTATTAGCTATTGGTTACACGCACAATACCACGGTGATCCAACACATTTACGCCTGCATCAATACGCACTTTGGTGGTTACACCGTCCACTGTAAAGCCGGTTTGCTGATCGATAAATGGCTGTTCAACACCATTGAGATAAGAGACTTCAATCGCCTCTTTATTGAGTAAGTACCAAATTTTTGCATTTTCCGCTTGTAAGCGTTGTGATTTGGTAACCGGTACCACATCTTTTAATGGATTAATAATGCCAGCATTAATATCCGCTCCTTCCACTGAACTTGAACCAAGAATTTGTTTTGCTCGGGTATAAAGCGAGGTTGGTGCAAGCAAGACATCAGGTTCAATCGCAAGCTGTTTACCATCAAAGGATTTTTGCGCATTCATTAATTGAATGGCTTTATCAATGTGAGCCAAATCCATTGCAGCACCAGTTACCGTATTTTTATGTGAGGCATCATAAAGTTTTTTACCGTCATAACTCATCACCGGATCGCCAAATAACTGAGCAAACACTAAATCTGCAATCGTCGCGCGTGCCGCCTGTCCGAGCTTGTAAGGCACTTGGGTGAGCATATGCATATCATCATTGATGATAAGTTGGCGTGTGAGGCTGAATAACGCTCCGTAAGTGGCAAGTGAAACGTGCATACCTGTATCACCAAGGGTTACATAAGTATATTCCGCACCTTCACGAACTTGAGGCAGACTTTCAAAGCTACCTAAGCCGACACGATAAGCAGGGCGAAAATCGGTAAGCGTACCTTTGTGCGTCCATTGCTCAAAGTTTTCCGTACTTTCCGCCCAACCTTTTAATACGGATTTGTGTGCCACATCAATCAAAATTTGACCAAAATCAGAAGTGGAATGCGTAAATGCCATTCCCACCATCTGCATTGCATTCATTCCGGCAATACCTACACCACGATCGACCAACGATGCGCGCGCCAATTCACGCAAAGTCATTGCATTGTAGGCGTTGTCTTTTTCTGTTTTTTCAAAACCTGCACGCGCAAGCAAAGAGGCTTTCACGCTATCACCGACAATATTGCCGTTGTCAACGTGAATATGATGTTGCGGTACGCTTGGTGTAGTGTTTTCACCGAGTTTTGCCAATAATTTATCTTTGGCTTGCTCTGCGCTGATGGTGACATCACCTAAGCACTCCACCAGCAAATCATTAAATTGACCGTTGAATGGGGCAAATACCGCCTTGATTGCCAGATTTCGTTGCGCCATTTGCGCTTGCACTTGTACGGTATTATCTACCGTTTGCACCGCTGGCTTTTCGTGCGCTTGGGGTTGTTCTGGGTTTTGTTCTGGTGCCACGTTCTGATTTTTTGCGTTGCCTTGTGGCTTCAACAACATATTTTTGATTTCATTAGGCATATTAGTAAAATCCTCTATTTTTTTCGATTGAATGGAAGCCATCGCCACAAGGGGTTCGGCCAGTTTGTCAGCGAAACCCAGCTCAACGCATTCTTTGCCGGTAAGCCAAGTTTCCACAGCGAGCATTGCCGCTAATTCATCTTCGGATTTGCCTGTTTTTGCGGTGTACGCCATCAATAACGTACTTTCCACTTTATCCAATAAATCCGCATATTTACGCAGTTCTTCCGCATCACCGCCTTGAATGCCCCAAGGCTTATGGATCATTAGCATTGCGTTTTCAGGCATAATGACTTCATCGCCTGCCATTGCGATAACTGAAGCCATAGATGCAGCAAGACCGTCAATATAGACGGTCTTATTTGCAGGGTGATTTTTTAGTAAGTTATAAATGGCAATGCCGTCAAACACATCACCGCCGGGCGAATGAATATGGAGATTAATTTGACGCACATTGCCAATCTCTTTTAGCTCATTGGCAAATTGCTGCGCCGAAACGCCCCACATTCCAATTTCATCATAAATAAAAACCTCCGCACTTTGATTGGCGGAGGCTTTAATAGAAAACCAAGATTGATTATTCATCTTATTGTTCGTCATCGCTACGGGAGCGAGTATCATTTGTTTTCGTTTCATTAATTATTCCTTGTGTATTGGTCAAATCGGTATCGAATTTAAGCCCAGCTTGTTTATTTTCTTGCACTTCAACAATCCGTTGCCGTTTCACTTCTGCCGGATTATTGCCACTTGCACGGATTGCTTGGCTTTCCGTGGCAAGTCCGCCCTTGATCCGTTCTTTCCACGCATTCGCTTCTTTAATTGGATCAATCCACGGCATTACTGGGCCAGAATAAACCGCATTAAAGAGTGAATCGGGATCGACATCAGAGGGAACTTGAATAGCTTGTGCAGCGATTGCCATTTTGAGCCATTCTCGGTAAATCGGACGAGAGATTGCCGCTACAAAGGTATCTTGCAACACCGCATAGCCTTCAAAACTTTCTACTAATTCTTGCCGTTGTGCAGAATAGGTGCCGTTATAATCTCGGGCAATACTGGAATAACTGGAACGTGTGCCGGCTGCAGTCGCACGTAATTGCCCGTTGCGGAAACTCTCTAAATTAGTGTTCGGACGATTTGAATTAATTAAGCCAATATCTTCACCCGGTTTTAGATCATCTATGACCGCACCGGGAGCGATGTCAAATAACCGTTCTCCGCTCTCGCTGGTGTCTTCCGTGTCATAAAGCTGTGCATCGCCTTTTTTAATATACAGCGTCATTGCAGCGGCAATACGCGCAGCAACGCGTTCGCTTTCTTCATACTCTTTCAAATCAGCAAGGCGTACAATCACACCGTGCAACATACTGACACCACGGATTTGATGTAATCGCTTACGAAAAGCCAAGTGCAACATATTTTCTGCCGAGACGGTTTTGACTTTGTCGTAAAATTTCCCTGACTCTTGCGGATTATCTAAGTAAACTTGATAACCAGTGGGCTTACGCCACGCATTGAGATAAACTCCTTGTAGCAAATTTTCTTTTGCCACATCAGTATTCATTGGCACAAAATCTGGTTCTAAGGCTTCTAATGAAAACGGAACCTGAGAAGAGTGAACCAAGCCAGGTACTTTTCCCTTCACCAGCTGAACGAACACCTCGCCATCACGCAACCAAGTGCGCAATAATATTCTTTCTAGCGCAGGGCGTGTATAAAGACCAGTCACTTCAGGCTTGATAGACCATTCCGACCATAATTTGCGGATTTGTTCCGCAAGTCCTTTGTGGACATCACCATTTTTCATTAGGGGCTGTGGTTCGATATGAATGCCTTTTGAACCAATCACCCGTTCTTCGAGTTTATCCAAAATGCCGATCACAATATCGTGATTTTGGTCTAACGCACGAGCTTGCTCACGTAAACTCACCGCACTTTGTCGCACATTAACGTTTGCACCTTGCCCATCTCGATTAGCCTTATGAGTTCGGCTGGGCAATGCGGCCTCATAAGTATTGAGTACATAACGGCTTTTAGACCGTTTTGCCGCCCATTGTGGCGAAAGTGCAGCAATGGTTTTTTCTAAAATATTCATTAAATAAACCTCGCATACTTAATTCTGTGCTTTTTTACTTTCTGCCCACTTTGCGCCAGCATTTCATCTAACATTGCTTGATACCGATCACGCTGTTTACTCAGTTCATTAATTTGCCAAGAAACGGCACGCCCGTTAAAACTCACTTGGCTTTGTGCGCTTTCGATTTTCTCATCCAGCAAGCGGATTTTTTGTTTTAGTTCATCAATGGTATACAGGTTCATAACCACCCTCTTCTTCGATAAGATTTTCCTGTCAGCCAACTTGCATTTTCTTTCGTTGCATTGACTTTGATGGGTAATTCTTGCATTTTTTCTACCGCACTTTCTTCGGTGTGATGTACGGTGGAGTTTCTTAAAATATTAGGGTTAATCTCGGGTAATTTTGCCCAATCAGGCACTTGCTTTTCATCACCCCATTTAATTCGTTCATAGCCACGTAAAATCGCAATAGCGTGGGCGTAACAAAATAAGTCAAAGGCTTCATTGTTGCCTTTACCCGGTTTACGCCATTTTCCGTCTGGCCCACGTTCTTCGTAAACTAATTCATCAAAAAACCATTCACCTAACCAGCGCGGAAAGTGAATGTAATTTGCCCCTTCCGTTTGGCGAGCAAGGGCGTTATTGATGCGATCTTTGAGATAATCGGTTTGCAATAAATACAACGGCACATCACCACGCGCGGATGAGTAGCGATCTGAACGTGATGTATTATCGGGATAGGTTTTGGTAATGAGTTTTTGCCGTTTGGTGCTGTCACCTTTGACGAGATACACTTTTTTACTTAGCCCTTCACGCCGACATTGTCGCCAAAATTTGTAGGCATTATCCGTTACGCCCTCTTCCCCACCACTATCCACCGCCATTGCTAGAATGGGCATAAAATGTTCTGGATTGTTAGCAAGAGGGTACTGTTTTTTTAATACATCAGTAATAAGAATGTACCAATCATCGGGCAACCTTGGATCAATCGGTTCAATCACACCGTCTGTATCGGGTAAAGTGTGCGAAATGTTATAACGGTCAATTAACCAACGCTCACCATTTTCACCATAACCGACAATTTGCACCACAAAACGGCGGTTGCGTCCGCCTTGTACGTCCACTGCAGCAATAAGAAAACGGCATTGTGCTGGGATTGTCTTATTATCCTTGTCTGCCTCTTCACGGCGCTCCATTAGTTCGTCAGCACGCCGTTGTTCCAGCGCAGAGCGTGGTAAGTAAGGTAAACCCCAGTCAGTGTTGATCACTGCTTTTAAGGTTTCTTCACTGCCGGTTAATTCATATTCCTGTTCAGCATTAAGGAGCTTATAGGTGAGTTGCGCCCACGTTTGGTACGCAGCAGCTGGACCTTCAAGCCAAAAAGAAGCAATACGTGATTTACGCCCTTCACCGTAAATGTTACCCTCTTTATCAATGTGTTGCCCTTCTTTTAACCATACGCCACGAATGTTAAGATCTCGCTTCATTTCCGGTGAGATCAAATGCTGGCAATGTGGACATTGTAAACGTGCATTTTCACTGGCTTTGACAAAATCCGGCTCATCACGAAATCCCACCATATTCGCCATTGATGGCTCAAAATATTCTGCACATTCAGGACATTGCCAATAAAACCGGCGACGGTCGCCTCGATTGTATAGACTTAAAATGCCGGTTGTCGGTGGGGCTTCGTGCGTTGATTTAGGTTGATGTTTTATATCAACAATGTCTTTACCTGGTGAGCTTTCCACTAAGGTCATTCCGGCGGACATAAAGGTGGTGGTTCGCTTACTGGCAAGGGAGAAGCCGTCTCCCTCGCCGTCAATATCTTCTGGCCAGCGGTCATAATCCGTTAATGCCACATATTTGTAATCCGATGAAGATAATACATTGATTGATGGCCAGCCAATTTTGAGCAAATTTCCTGCACGAAAATATTTATCGTGCACGTTGTTGTCGTTTTTGCGCGGACTAAGCCGTTTCGCAATTTCAGGTGAACAACGGAATGTACGATCTAATCTTTTTCGACTGTGTTCGCTTGCCTTTTCTTGAGTAAGTTGTACGAGTAAAAAATCAGACGGATCACAAATAATTGAATAACTTATCCAACCATCAATCAAGCCAATGGTTTTGCCTGTTCGCGCAGGGCCTACAAAAATCACCGCATCATATTCACGAGAGCTTAGGCAGTCCATTGGTTCTAGGATATAAGCAGCGGTATGTTTATCCCATTTTACGGAGTTTCCACCACCAATTGGTACGCGCATATATTCTGTCACTGCTTCGGAAACTTTCATTCGTCTCGGAGCTTTTATTGCGTTGGCAATATCTCGGCGAATGTCTTTTGCTGATGCAAACATTACTCTTCCTTATGTTCAGTCTCTTGAATATGCAATGCCATTTGATCTCGAATGTCATCAATCACTTGTTGCACTCGCATAAGCGCATTAGGTTGCAATCCGGCATCACGTTCTAAAATATCGGGCAAGGTTTCAAGCTGCTGTACCACCGCTTTCGCCAAGATACTCATTTCTTGAGCCACTTCATAAGCAGGGATCAGCTCGCCAGTTTCTCGCTCATATTTCAGCCGTTCGTTCTCTGCTTGCCAAAATGCACGTCTATCATTCGGTGACATTGCATCGACATCTGCCGTCATCTTTTCTTGCAACCCCAACCGTATCAAATCTGAAAGGGGGTAGAGCTTTAATTTGCTATTGCTTCCTGCACTTGGGGTTAAAGCCGCAACGCGTTGAGATACCGTCTGGCGGTGCATTCCCGTGATTTCGGCGATCTGATTAATATTCAATTTAAGATCAAATAAATTTTCCATAATCACAAAAATCCAAAAAACGAAATGCTTAATAAATGTTCAAGAAACTTAAAAGATGATGATGCCTAGAAATGCAAAAAACTGCCGAAAACCGCGAGCCCACAACCCCGTGGAAAGTCTATCCCTTCAGGAGTACCTTTTAATGTTGAGCGTGTTCAGTTTGCCACTCTCTAATCCTATCAATTCGATTCAAACAAATATCGCGCTCACGTTTGAGTATCACTGCATACTGAGCTACATCACCGTAAGTACGACCATTAAACTCAGTACGATCTAAATAGCTAATTAGTACAGCAGGAATTTTGGGTTGAACAATTGTTACTGGCTTACTTGCGCAAGAAATCAATAATAGACTTAGGAGCAACACTGTTATACGCATCACTGGCTTTGTCATCTGCGGATATATTTTTGATAACCTCATCTGATTTACTCCTCGCATCTGATTCCGACTTACTTAGTTCTAATGTTAGCCTTTGATTATTAGCCATATCTGCGTGTAGCTGTACAATCGTTGCACTTTGTATCGCTATTGTGTCCGACTGTTTATCAATTTCGCTTTTTAAATTTTTTATCAGTTGATATTGATACACGACACTAACAAGTAACAATGTCATAATCGCTATCACATATAGCCATTTATTTGTTGTAAACATATATCACCTGTCAGGATAGGATTTACGGCTTAGTTGGAAATGTGGACCGTCGTAAAAAGTTCGCCAGTCCCCGCCCCATTCAACATCAATATTCAAACGTTTACTGATAGATTTGATTAACTCGGCTAACGCTTTAAATTTAGCTTTGTTGCTCCAGTCGATAACCGTTTTGCCGTTTTCAACTGTGATTGGCGCTAAATCAACTGCGTGGCCAGTTAAGTGACGACTATTCATTGTTTTGCTTGCACCACTTTTAACAAGTTCTGCCTGTCGTGCTTTACTACGTTTACCCTCAACAACCATAAAATCAAAATCTGATTCGGCGATTGCAGTACGTACTACTTTAAGCAAATCAGGATGTACGCCGACAAGTCGCATTTCGCTTGTTGTTGAAAATTTAAACTTACTCATCTTTGCTCACCTTTTTAGCAATAAATTTAAATAAAAACTCTCTTATCTTTTCCGCACCGATAAAACCAATCATTCCACCAATGAACGTAGATAAATTTTCGTGTAATCCAAAATGATTTAGTAACGACATACACGATAGAGTTAACGCCCCGCATATCGCTCCATCTAATATACGTTGACGATACGAACTTTTTTGTTGCAAAAACCAAGCCCGTAAAATGGACATAAAAAAAGCCATCACAGCTCCTGCGATGGCATTGTAGTTTTGCTGAATGTATGCCCAAACAATGAGCCATACATTCGGATCTTTTTCAGGCATTTTCATTCCTCAGCCTCCTTTTGAGGCAATAAAAAACCCCGACCGTTTCCGATCAGGGTTACAAAATCTATATTAGATATTTCAACTTGGCGAACGTTACTTATACAACTCCCACCGTTACATGGAATGATAGGACAGTGACCCAAACTTGTCAATAGCAAACTTTTATATTTTTACGATTTTTAGCGACATTTTTTAGAATAATAAATCCTTTTATAAGCATTTCGTGAATAATAGCGGTTGCTAAATCTAACCGACACTGAACATAACGCTTTACTGTCTTTAAACTCGGTTTTCTTATAGATGGTTTATTCATACAAGGTTTCATAAGTCGAGGTTCAATTTCATCAAAAAGCACAACAGATAATCTATTAACAGACATTTTATCTACATAATGACCATAAACAATAAAGTGCAATTCTTTATCTTGTGTGGTAAAGAATTCATCAATCATTTGGCTAATCATCAATCCCTCGTCATCTGTACAAATTGGGTCTGACGGATCTGCTGGAGTTACGCTATCCATTAATCTACCAATGATATTAACTTGTCTTTTATCTAATCTTCCTGAGCGAATCCAAGCTCCCCATTTACAGAGCCACGCTTTTACCCATTTTTCTTGCTCATTAGTTAGCTGTAAATCACTCAAATACTTCATTACATTAATTCCCTTAATTTAACCACTACCATTCCGCCTTTTACTACGCCAACGCTCTTTACTCGATAATCTTTTATGACTCTATTGCTATCCCCCTCAATAATTCCTGATGCTGTAAGTGCGTCAAATAAGGCTTTTTGCAAATTATCTGGATCACGCTCTCTGTTATCTGGGTAATACACATCTATTTGCATCTGCACTGTGCCTGCAATACGATCAAATTGACTGCAGATACTCAATACTTTTTCTCTAAATTCTTTCCCTGTTTTCGATATATAGTGCCGTCCTTGTCTTGTGTGCCGCCAGTAATGATTCACGCTTGGTGGATATGGCAAGCAGAGTTCTACCCAATCACTCATAGCTTACCCTCCGTTCTTAATATCGCCTGCGTTCGCAATACCCCTTCTGCGTGAGCTAATCGAGCATCTTCATAAGGCATTTGCCGTGTACGGCGATCGATTTCATCGTGGCAGCTACTGCAACACCACGCCCCAAACAGGTCATCAGGCTTCATACCCACTCCATTTAGCCCAGCCATTCTAAAATGTGCTAATACAACGGTTTCAGGATTATGATTACAGATTCCTGGCAATCTCACCTGACATTCACGTCCTTTCGCTTCTTTCCTTAAATTTGCCATTATCATTCCCACCTAAAAAAACGCATATAGCTGGTTAATAATTTTTTGATCGGTTGTATTGTTGAAAATATGCTTTAAAGCAGCATTAATTAAAGCGTTGTAACATTGCTCAAATTCATCTTGTTCCATATTTCCGTAACTTAATGATTTAGCTTCCACCCGCACCCGTCCATCTATCGTATAACTCACATCTTTAAAGCCTGCTAACACGGTTAAATGCTTGCGGAATGTGTCAAATTGTTTTCTTTCATCAAAATACTTCCAATCTGTTTTATCCGCGGCCCAATGTTCAAAACAAAATTTAAAAAAGGAAAAGACTTTACGGTGAAATTGAGGGTTGCGAGTTCGCTTTACCTCAACTTCGTATATCTCACCATTTTTAAATTTTTGCAGTGCTGGAAGATATATGTCATCTGCTGCAACAAATGCGCCACCAGCACCTTTAACCATTTCAATAATCATTGGTTATCGCCACTCCAAATTTTTAAACCGTGAAATATGTATATGGCGAATAACTTGCCCCATTGCCTTGTGTCTAGGATCGAATATAGCTAAATGATTCCCTCGACAAACATCAGTCCACTTATCTGTTTCTGGATTTAAAAACTTAATTCGTCCACCAACGATAAATCGAATCTCAGTTGCTTTTTCTGCAACCAGTGAAAACCATTTAGTACTAATATCTACAGGCAAAAGCATCACTACTAAACAGTTGTGGTTTTCATATAGATCAACTGCACGCTTAATAAAGCTATGTGGATCGCTAAATGGTGGATTAATCCAGATTCTCTCGTTTTCTAGAGGATAAGTTAAAAAGTCCATTTCTGGTGTAACATAGCGCTCTAACTTTGTATTGTGTGGCAATGCTGCTCCATCAATCGTAAAGTTAAACTCTTCGTGCGTTGGGTTAAATACAGATAATGGTGTTGGGTAAGTGTCTTTATCAAAACTCATTTATTACTCCTCTTCAGGCTCAACACCCAAATCTTTCAAACCAAAGTAGCCGCATGATTTTGTTCGGTTAACCCGGGCATACGGCCCCCATTTTTCAGACTCTTCCCATTTCCCTTCACAGCGAAATCTATCGTCAGACCATTCACCAATAAACGCACTCACTGGCTCACCATCCCATAAATCCGTTAAGTCTCCACCACACTTTGGGCAAGTTAATTCAGATACATCTTTATCAAAACTCATTTCCGATAACTCTCCCAATCGAATGCAACAATAGCACCTTGCCCTTCCATCATTCGATCTAACACTCGCTCACCGATGTAATCGCTTAATTCATTTGCGGATAAATTACTGATGAGTATTGTTGGTAGTCTGTTTTCATATCGAGTATTGATAATTTCAAATAAGATTATTTTTTCTGCATCCGACCCGAATTGAACCCCGATTTCGTCAATGATTAATAAGTCTTGTCTTGCGTAATATTTAATAAGCTCATCTTCTGTTTTCGTACTATCTCGATTCCATGATGTCTTAACATCTCGCACAATACGCAATGCTGTTGATAGCAATACTTTTGCCTGATGCTGTTCAATAATCTCGTTAGCAATCGCGCAAGCTAAATGATTTTTCCCTGTACCAGGCTTACCACAAAAAATTAACCCACCGCCTTTTGCCAAACGATCGAGCCATTTTTCAGTGTATCGAGTCGCTAACATCAATGCCTTTCTTGCCCCTTCATTTATCACTTCATAATTTTTAAGGGAGCAATTCTCAAATCTAGGTGGAATTTGTGCATTCTTTTTTAAATTAGCAATAACGGTATTGTTATGATTTAAAAGTCTTGCCTGTACTTGATTAATTTCTTCTTGCAAGCAAATCGGGCATTTAGTTTTACTTTCTAGATTTAAATAAGGTCCTTTAATCGAGGTTGATATGCTTAAATATTCTCCGTGCTTATTACAAATCTCCTTTTTTGCATTAGGATTGTTAAGAGCATTTTTCGCTGCGGAAAATGAATTTTCTAAGCTATGGAGCTGTTCTAGTAATTCTTCTTTAGTCATTTTTTACGCCCTACTTATAAATATCTGGAATATGTTCTTCATACTTGCGCTCATTAAAATTATGATGAACATTAGGCTTTTTATTCGTTTTATTGAGCTGCGGTTGATAATTAATCGGGTATATACCAGTCCAAGTATTACGAATTGCTTGCTCTAGTATTTCAGTCGCTTTTTGAGTATCTCCTCCGCTATATTTCGCTAGGTCCTTTAAACACAGCTCAACTGTTTTTGGCGTTTTAATTTCAGATCGTTTAGCTTTCCGCATTTTGCAATAGTCAATCCAAATATCTCGATTGACGTAATCAGGTAACGTAATTAATTCAGGATTAAATTTAGATGTTTTATCCTTTTTCGCATCGCCCGTATTATTGATAGGATCATTAATAGGTTCATTGATAGTATCTTGATAGGATCGGTGGACATTTTGACTACCCTCACCAGACAAATTGTCCACCCTGCCTGGACAATTTGACCACCCTGAGTGGACATTTTGACTACCCGGCAAATTGTCAGGGGCGACATTTTGACTACCCTCGAATGAAAAAATAAGCTGATATAGCGAGGATTTATTGCCTGTACCTTTTCTCAAAGTTTTAACAAATCCTAGCTCCTCTAACTTCTCAATAACACGCTGGATAGTTTTTACGGATAATCCTGCTTGTCTTGCCAAAGTTAGCTGGCTCGGATAACAGCAATCTTTTTCATCGGCATAATTTGCCATTAAAATAAATACCAGCTTAAGATTTCCTGATAGCGGAACCTCAACCGCTTTTGCCACTGCATTAAAACTCATAGCTCTACCGCCTTATTTAACATTTCTGATAGTTTCACTAATCCCTTAGCTGTAACGAGGACTTGTTCACTAATTTTTAAATTTCCATCCTTGTCTTCATAAGGGTTGGCTTTATGTTCAAGGTATCCAATCTGTAATTTATCTTGATAAGCAATCCATGGTTTAGAACCCACTCTCTTGTAGATCCAGCGATGAGAAAATAAAAACTGAATAAACATCTTAGGTTGCATCTGTAAATGTTTTGCTGCGTTAGTTAAATTCATAGATCCTTGTGCTTTTGTCGCTAAACGATCAAATGCTTCTGCCTTTGGTTTAAGCTCTAACACCTTTTCCGAATAAGTTAATAATGCCGAACGTAGATAAACTGGATCGTTTAACGCAATCATTGGATCCATTGTTTGTGATTTATTCACTACAGCATCAAAAGTACGAATCACTAATAAATGAAATTTTGGGCTAATCCACATTGCATAAGCATAAACAAGTTCCTTGCAAACAAATGTTCCAAGTCCTTGTTTTGTAAGGATAGACGGAATTCCGTCTTTTGAAATTTCACTAATTAATTCTTGTGTTTGTTGATTTGTTAGCCAATAAGTAGGACGATGACGACTTTCACCACCACTCGCACGATGTAAATCATTTAGACAATATCGTCCTTGACCGTCTTGTCTAATTTCTGTATTATCAATTTTAATTAATTGGTTCATTTAACCTCCTAAACCACCGCTGCAACGGTGGTTTTTTATTACTCCATTTCATCAATCGCTTTTTTAGCTAAAGTGATTAATGCTTTTCTTTCTTCATCATCACTATGCTTCTCTCTGACGACTAAACCTAGTTCATCTAAAAAAGCACAAAACTTATCGAGATGATCGGCTTTGAAGCGACAAAGTGTGCTTGGATCCACCCCAATACTTTCTGCGATTTCTTTATCTGTTCTCTCAACAGATTTTCTTCTGATTAAATCCGCAATTCTCATTGCAGATTTGCTTAATTCATTGCGTGCCATTGCGGTTGCCTTTGGGTAAATTAAACCTAATTCAATTCAGGCCAGCGAGCTTGCCAATTTGATACAAGATCTTTTCGTGTAACTGCACCTTTAGATTCTTTCTCAATTGCAACACAAAGCTCCGTACCAAGAGTTGAACTCCTAGAAAGGGCTTTTCTTAAATAATTAATTGTCGTTCCACAGCGATGTGCAAAATCTCGCTGTTCAGAAAGGGGAAGTGAATTTAAAAATAGTCTTAATTCATCCATAACAGATCTCGGTTAATAAATTTACCGATTAATTTACCATTTGGGAACTATAAAGTAAATACCTTTTGGTTTATTTACCTTGAGGTAAACAAAGACTATATTTAGCAATAAATCATTGAGGACATTTTGAATATGAATAAAAGAGCGATTAGACAACATAAATTGCAAAACTTAATTGATGAACTCTGTAATGGAAACGTTGCTGAGTTTGCAAGAAAAATTGGCAAAGAGCCAAGCTATGTATCAAGAATGCTTTATCCTGAAGATAAAAAAGGTGCTAAGCCGATAGGTGAAAAAATTGTAGCTGAAATTTGTTCTGTTTTAGATCTTCCGCCTAATTGGTTCGACAATGAAAATGATTTGCCCACTGAATTAAAAGTGATAAATGATAAAGTTATTATTGACGTATTAAACGTAGAAGCTAGTGCTGGTAACGGTTCAACAGGCGATCTTGTTGAAGTGGTAAGCCGCCTATATTACGTGCCGGAACAATATTACACCCTTTTTAGAGGCATCAATCCGGAAGGGTTGCGCGTGATCAACATCAAAGGCGACTCAATGGCACCCACTTTCAACTCCGGCGATATGATCTTTGTTGACATCAACACCCAAACCTTTGAAGGCGATGGCGTTTATATCTTCAACTATAAAAATGCATTATATGTCAAACGCCTACAACGTGCCGGCGAAAAATTCCTGGTGTTATCCGACAACCCAACCTACCGAGAATGGGAAATTAACGATGAAAGCCAGCTATTTATTCAAGGCAAAGTGATTGTCCACCAAAGCCAGAAGTTGAATTTTATTGGGTAGGTTTGGTGTGGTGGTTGAATCAGGTGTTGTAGTAGGAAATAAATTTTATTAGGATAAAATTAGATTTTAATATTAGGATTGTTTTGATATAAAAAAATAAAGCATCATATCTTTTTAAATCAAATTACGATCATTGGATATAATTAATCTATTATCCTAAGAGCTAAAGCATAATTAATATAGTTATTGAAATAAGAGGCGAAAAGAACTCAAATAGGAGGCTTTATGGATAACTTGGTTTATTCTCAATTTTGTGAAATTAATTTAGATGACCCATTCTTTGACAGTCTAAAATCAGATTACAAAGAGTTTTCTATTTGGTTTCACCGAAAGAATAGTGATTATGCTTATGTTCTATACGGACAATATGGTATAGATGGTTTTTTATATCTCAAATTTGAGAATGAAGTAACAGATATTATCCCACCAATTTATAACAAACATATTTTAAAAGTAGGAACATTTAAATTTAACCCTAGAGGTACATTAAGAGGTCAGCGTTTTATCAAAAAGATTCTTGATATCGCCATTACAAATCGTGTAGAACTAGTTTATTTAACTGTCTTTGAAAAACATACTTACCTGATTAGCTTATTTATGCAATATGGATTTTATCAAGCAGGTCAAAAACAAACATCTAATGGCATAGAATATGTTTATGCAAGAAATATGCATCTTGCGGTTGGAGACATCCTACTTGATTACCCTTATATTCCTTCTACAACAAATAAATTCTTGTTGGCGATCCACCCTTTATATCATACAAGGCTATTCCCAGAATCTAGATTATTTAACGAATCGCCCAACATCGTTCAAGATGTATCTCATTCCAACAGCATTCATAAAATCTATATCTCTGCAGCTTACAATGCCAATATGTTGAGAAGGGGAGATGTTCTTGTAATATATCGAACTGGGGACGGTAAGGGCCCCGCGTACCACCGAGCAGTCGTATCTTCTATATGCGTCGTTGAAGAGGTAAAACATATCTCTGAGTTCCCATCCGAAGATGCATATTTGCAGTATTGCACCAAATTTAGCGTTTTTACTTCGTCAGAATTATCCAACTTTTATCGAGAAAAAAGATACCCTTATATTATTCGATTTACTTATAATATGGCTTTGCCAAAAAGAACTAACCGTAAAGAATTACTTGACAATAATGTGATAGAAGATCAGACTAGAATAGTATTACAACATATATCTAATGATCAATTTAATTGTATTTTAAGGTTGTCTCAAGCAGATGAAAGTTTTATTATCAATCAAGCCTGAGTTTGTAGAAAAAATTATTTCGGGTGAAAAAAAATTTGAATTTAGAAAGTCTCTACCAAAACGAGGGGAAGTAACGTCTGTTGTTGTATATTCTACAATGCCAGTAGGAAAAGTGGTCGGCGAATTTAAAGTGAAAGATACCCTATCTTATACACCAGAATCTCTTTGGGAAAAAACAAAGGAATTCTCTGGCATCACTAAAAGTTTCTTTGACCAATATTTTTCAGCAAGAGATCTAGCCTATGCGCTTGAGATTGACTCATTTAAGTTATATGATGAGCCACTGGAAATTGCAGATATACTACCATCAGGAACTCCTCCACAATCCTATTGCTATATTAACTAATCAATAAGCCGCCATCTGGCGGTTTTATTTTACCTCGATTATTTCATCCCAAAACTTGCTTAACTAAAAAATTATCAATAATTTCAAAACAATAGATAAGTCTATGCCTCTTGCTTAACCATTATCCTTCCGTGCTTAATCATTTTCTCAAACTAAGAAAATCGCGTAGTTCAAGTTAAGCGTGTTTTACTTCTAAATTCAAATTTAACGCCTGCATTACCTTAAACACAGTAGCAAATGTTGGATTGCCTCGCCCAGAAAGAGCTTTATATAACCCTTCTCTTGTTACCCCCACTTCTCGAGCAATTTGACTCATATTTCTCGCTTTCGCTATATCACCTAATGCAGAAAGCAATAAATCAATATCGCCCTCACTTAAAATCTCATTAAGATAGAGCTGTATTTCTTCTTCTGTGCGCAAATGTTCTGACATATCAAAGTCTTTTAATTGTTCTGCCATATTAAACTCCTAATATCTTTGCTAACGATTTTGCTTTCTCAATATCCGCTTTCTGTGTGGATTTGTCGCCACCGCATAACAAAATCACAATCACCCCATTCTGATTTTTCAAGTACAGGCGATAGCCTTTCCCTTCTGATATTCTTAATTCAGATAACCCTTCACCTATCGGCTTTACATCACCAAAATTGCCAAGCTGTAATCGTTTAATCCGCACTTGAATTTTAGCCCTTGCCCTTAAATCCTTGAGATTATCTAGCCATTTATCAAAGGTTTCTGTTGATTTTATCTGAATCATTTTTACTCCTTAGCATAGGTGTATTATAAAACTTATTGCCAATATATGTAAACTATAATTCACATATTAAATAAAAAAATCAATCGGTCATTTGTTCATTAAACAAGTTCTTTTGTCCATTTCTACCGCTCAACAATATTAAGTTGCTTAAAAATTAAGCAATTAAACACCTTTCCAAAATTTTTATTTCCTTAAAACTCAATCATTTACCTTTTTGGCAATTTATTTCGCTGAATTTATTTACCGAAAGGTATTTACAATACAAATACCAAAAGGTAATATACCCACATCAAAACGAGATGCAGTAAAAAATCTCAATGTTCTTTAACAAATTGGTGTGGCAATGGCGGTAAGTGATGACCTGATTTAAGGTCAGTAACCCCCGAGCAGAAAACTGTACTACGTGTTGAGAAATCAGAAACGAAGAGAGGCGTTTGGTAGGTCAAGGGCAGCACTGCTTACTAGCTTGAGTGGAAAACCACGACTAGAAATAGTTGCTACAACGGTTGGGGAAACAGGCGAACAAGCCCACGAACCGTTATCTAATGCCTGTTTAACCAATAATTATGTTGGATTTTGAGAAAATTTTTAGTGATAGGCGGTTAAGCAGGCATTAGGAAACGCATTGATTAAGAGATCCGCTAAAGGTCTGGGTAATCGTACAATTACTAATTTAAGGATAGCTAAGCCAGAACTTAATTTAGTGCGTTTCTAACTAAAACAATAGGAGTTAATATGGAAAATAGACAATTTATTGAAATGGAAAGTTGCTCAGCAAATTCTTTAACAGAATTGCAAAAAGAAGATATTCGCAAAGCGATTTTACAATCAGTTGCAATTATCCCCTACTATAAGGGGCTTGAATTAGATGCGTGCAAAGCTATTTCTAATATCAATAAATATTCTGATGCAGAAGTTATATCAGAAATATTAAATGAACAAACTGGAGAAAGATTTTTTAAAAAAGTTTAATGAGTCCAAAGTTGTTTCATTCTTTCTACATTAACACCATATGTTGCCCAAGTATTATTTGTGCAATCCCAAACTGCAATGCCATCATCATTATCAAGGTACTTCATTAAATAATCTCTACACTGTACAGCGGTATATTGACTTCTTACATACCATACAGATTCCAATACTTTACTAGTATTTCCAAGTGTAGAAATAGCATTGTAAAGTGATTGATAATCACGTTGATTTCTTAAATCGTAAGAAATGATTAAATTTGACATAAATTTTAATCCTTATTTGTTGTGAGAGAGCTTTGATTATATTCCTTAGCGTTGTGAGAGACAATAAGGGACTTGAGTCTTACAAGTATAAAGAAAGGCAATACGCATAAATAACAACATTTTGCCCTCTATCCAAGAGGGCTTTTTTTAAAGCCAATGACAAGTTGATTTTAAAAAGAAAGGAGAAACTTAATGAAAAAATATGAATTAACCGATGAATATATCGAGATCGGACTTGTAACTAAAATTAAACTCTATCGCATAAAAGCTCTAGTTACAATCGCATCAATCGGTGTTAGTGCCGGTGATTTAGGTGGCTATGTTGAGAAGGAATCAAACTTAGATCAGAGCGGCAATGCCTGGGTGTTCGGCAATGCCGAGGTGTTCGGTAATGCCAAGGTGTGCGATAATGCCAAGGTGTTCGGCAATGCCGAGGTGTGCGATAATGCCGAGGTGTGCGGTAATGCCAGGGTGTTCGATAATGCCAGGGTGTTCGATAATGCCAAGGTGTTCGGCAATGCCGAGGTGTGCGATAATGCCGAGGTGTGCGGTAATGCCAAGGTGTTCGGTAATGCC